TCAAGTGCCGAGCAACTACGACAGCGCCTCAAATACTTATTCTGGAGTTTGGAACGGATCGTTCAAGACAGAATACAATAACAACCCCGTTTGGGTGTTTTATGACCTTTTAACGAACACTCGATATGGATGCGGCGAGTTCATTAAGAAAGAAGATGTAGATATTTATTCTCTTCTTCCCATTGCAAAGTATTGCGATGAAATGGTGCCAGATGGGAAAGGCGGCACTGAAAAGCGCTTCACGTTTAATGCCTACATCAACAACAGAGGTGAGGCATACGAAGTATTGAATAGCCTCGCGGCGGCATTTCGCGGGATGATTTATTACTCGCAAGGGTTGATTGTTGCAACGCAAGATCGCCCAACTTCAGTCGTGAAGCAATTTTCTCCCGCCAATGTAATCGTTGAAGTGAATGATAATGGCAGTCTCACTAAGCCAGCGTTTGTCTACGAGGGCACCGGGCTAAAAGCCAGAAAAACGGTTGCACTTGTTTCTTGGAATGATAAAAACGATAAATACAGGGGAAAGATTGAATATGTAGAAGATCGTGCCGCCATGGATCGCTATGGCTATCAAGAGCTAGAAGTGAGAGCGCTTGGTTGCACTTCTCAGGGGCAAGCCCAGCGCGTTGGGCGCTGGGCGCTGCTCACCAATCTGAATGAAACAGAAACTGTCACGTTCAAGGTGACAGCGGAAGGTTTCTTTTTGATGCCAGGCGAAATAATTGAGATTGCAGATCCGTATAAAAGCGTTGGCATTTATGCAGGCATGCTTGCAGCAGCAGGAACCGGCGCTGTTGTCTTGGACAGGCCAGTTGTATTGAGGGCTGGCAAGACATATGAAATCATCATCCGCACTGGAGACGGGATTGATCTTATTTCTACGGTTACCAGCAGTCCCGGCTCGGTGGACAACATCACCTTCGCCCCATCGTTCAATCAAGCGCCATCACTGCCTGCAGCATGGATCATCAGAGAGAAGGGGGCTCAGCCAAGGAAATATCGAGTGATTGGCTTGAATGAAGACGATGGCGTAGTTACGGTATTGGCAACCGCCTACTATGAAAGTAAGTATTCAATTGCCGACAGCTCGACATTGTTGTCACCACAAACAACGTCGATTGCTGGTCTTGCGGTCACGCCAGTGGTTAGCGCCGGCAGCATTATCTTGCAAAGCACCTAATGGCACAGATTGATGTGAGCTGGGGATGGCCACAATACAGCGGCTATTCAATCCTGAATGTCATCAATCCAGCGGTGTGCTGGCAAGAACCTCGCAATAACCCGCTGATCAGGGAGTTTGTTGTAGAACTGTATCGAGAAGAAGACGACAAATGGATCAATCTCGGCCACACTACAAATGACTACATAAAGATTGATTCAAGCGATTACGATATTAGAACTTCTTACCAGATCAGGATTGCTACAATCGGGGTAAATAGACGGCAATCGCCGTGGTCTTACAGCCAGCGGTTCATTGCATCGCCATTGAGGATGGATTTCACGACGCCAAACTCTGTTCGGCTTCCTGATGGCTCCTCTAAATTGAACCAGCGTCTGTTGTTCCTTCTTTTCTGATCATGGCACTATTTGGTCTTGATGCTGCTGGCAATTCCGCCTACGTGCAAGCAGTAGGCACTGGGGCGCAGGATACTCCGTATATTCTCCAGCACGATATTTTGCCTTCCGGCATCAAAAGCGCGTGGGTGGCAAGCACTAGCGGCGAAATAATGGTGTCTGGCGTTGCCACAAAATCGCTGCGTGTGCTGAATGTTGCAATTACGGCGACAAGTGGTGGCACTGTTCAGTTTCGCAGCGGGGCGTCCGGCGTAACGCTTACGCCTCCATTTGTCATTCCATCGTCTGGTCAATTTATTTTGGCCAATCCCATGGGAATTATTTCCACAACTGCAGGAGAGGCGCTGCAGACAGTGGTTAGCAGCGGCATTAGTTATCAAGCTTTTGTCACCTATCGCGAGGTGTGAGCATGACACGTATTGTCGGCAGGCTAGATGGTCCAGACGGGCCTCTAGATGGTCGCTTGTTTGTAAAGGCGGGGGGCGCCTTCATTGGCGCCCCAACAGAGGATCTCGTGTTCAGGGTTAGCGATGGCATCGTTGACATTGAACTACCTCCGTGTCCAGCGGGGATTCCATATGCAGTTGATTGGCGTGCTATTGGCGACGCACGCCGTCTCTCTTACGTTGAGCGATGGAGAGTAGCTCCAGTGGACGAGATGAGCCTTGACGAGGCTCGTGGGCTGATCAAGCCTGATGGGCGTCGCGTGGCGGGAGCAAGAAAGGGTGATTTGCTTGAAGCAACAATGCTTCGGAATGAAACCGAAGAATTGAAGCGCAGGGTGGCGGAATTAGAAGAAGAGAAAGATGGATTGCTTCGCCAGCTAAGCCAGTCTGAAGGAGGAGCCGCCGCAGCACAAGCGCAGGCGGCTTCCTTGTCGGCAGAGCTTGGAAAAGTAAAACAACAGCTTGCCGCTGCTCCTGCGCCGCAAATCATCGAAACAGAGCGGGTGATTGAGCGGGTGAAATCCGATGGCGAAAAGGCTGAGGAAATTGCTGGATACCTTCAGCGAATTGCTGTGCTTGAAGAGGAGAATAAGAGGCTTGCCGATAGCTTCTCTGAAACGCTTTCTCTTAGCACGCATTTTGCGAACTTGCATGCACAGATTGATAGACTGAGCAGTGAGAAGCAGCAACTTCTTCTTTGCATTGAAGAACTGAAGCAACCTGTGCGCACCATGTCATCGTTGCGTGGTGAAGCAATCGCCAATCTCGACAAACTAACTAACGGCTAATGGAAAGCATTAACGTAACAGTTCGCGAAGGGGACAGCTTTGACGAGCTGTATCTTGCTTTTCAGAAGCCCATTGGCACTCCGCGAAGCTTCGCCAATTCCGAGCTGATTGCTCAGATTAAGGAAACATTTGGCGGGAATGTTATTGACACGTTTGGCATTACAAAGCTGACGACAACAGGCCATTTGAAGCTTGCGCTGACTGCCGCTCAAACAGAAGCACTCCGCAGAAACATCTCAAGCGGCTACGCAGAGCGGGGTATCACTTATGACGTGGGCCGCCAGGCTGCTGACCCCGCAGACATTGGAGCGCTATATCTGTGGGATTTGAAAGAGCTTTATTACGTCGAAGAAGGAAGTGGAATTGCATCGATCAGCCAAGGAACAGTTGTAGATGCCTTGCTGGGCACTTATCGCATGCGCGTTACAACCAGTGGCAACCATAATTTATCCCCCACTGACATTGTTCGCCTGACTGGCACTAGCGTTTCAGGCTACAATGCCACCTATACCACTAACACTTTGAGCATTGTTTCTAACACCGTGTTTGAAGTGGTGCCCAGTGGTGGTACGCCCCTGTTTAGTTCCGTAGCATCTGGCGGCACTCTAAGAGTGCTGAAAGAGGATACGATTGTATTAGGAACACTGCAGGTTAAGCCTCGCATTACACTGATCTAAGGAACAATGCCTGACATTGAAGAAGGTAAACAGGTAGTAACAGTTGGCAGGACTGAGCCGATTCAAGCGGGTCAGGCCACAATGGCCAATTCGCTGCCGGTTGTAATTGCGAGCAACCAAAGCCCGGTTCCAATTCTGGACAATCTGAGTGCGCCTTCTGAGGTGCATGATGACCTACTGGGCAATCCTCGTGTTCAGACAAGCCTGCAGCTTTGGGACAGCACAAACATCCTTGCCATTGACCCAAAGGCTTGGAAGCTTACTGCAGACGCCACTGGCACGCCTGACTATTCCAGCGTTACGCACTTGCCGCAGGAGAGCGGTGCTCAACTGCTGATCAACACCAATGCACCGAACAGCACCATTGCTCGGATGCAGAGCCGTTTGGTGTTCCCTTATCAGACGGGCCGCATTACTGACGCCAGCTTTGGCGTGAGCATGCTGCGTGATACAAATGCCACCATTGAGTTTGGCATTTTTGATGGTGTGAATGGCTATATCATTCGCATCATTGGCGATCAGGTGTTCTTTGTTCGCCGCACCAATTCTGGGGAATCGCCTCAGAATCACGGAGCACCTGTTGGCTCAACTGATTTTACGGTTAGCGATGCCAATAGCCTCTATAAAGATCATCGCTATCGCATGCTGCCTTCTGATCCTTCCGTGATGGAAGAGATTGTGCCGCGCAGCGCTTTCAATGGTGACAAGCTGAATGGCGTGGCTCCAAGCGTCCACACGCTGAGCCTGGCCAATGTCACGATGTTCCGCATCATGATGGGCTGGTATGGCGGCTCTGCATGCCGCCTGATGGCCTATGTGCCGATAGACAAGAATCTTCCTGCCGGTGCAACAGCGAAGAATGCTCGCTGGGTAACCATTCACCAACTCAACACTTGCGACCGCATTCCGTTCCCAAGTCTGGGCAATCCCAACTTGCCCATGACATTCCAGCTCACCAAAACGGGCAACCTGTCTCAGGCAGTGTTCCTGAAGGTGTATGGAACCAAGGCAGAGATCGATGGTGGAGACGCAAGTAAGTACGATATTTTCTCGCGGGAAGGCACTGCTGCGAGCATCAATCCTGGCGTTGTTCGCCCTTTGCTTGCTCTTCGTTGCAAAGAAAATATTACCAATAACGATGGAAATAGTAAGCAAAATATCATGAGAGTTGTGCCGCTAATGGCCAACCTTTCCTCTCAATATCGAGCGAAATTTACGCTAATCAAGAATCCAACTTCTCTTGTAATTAGCGGTAGCACAGTCAATCCGGCAACC